CGTCTAAAATGCAAAGTCTTTTCGTCTGTAATTGAACCAATGTTATTGAGGGAATCTATCATACTTTCAATGTCGATAGTCAAATCCTTCCAGCCAGTGCTGCCCATCATGGCAAAGCGTTCTTCGTAGTATTTTTGGAGTTCTTTTTCCATTACAAGCCTAATGCCTTTTTAAGTGCTGCAAGGTCAGCAGGACTTGCTAGTATTTGCTCTGCAAGCGTTGGCATCTTAGGCATGACCATAGGTTCTACCGGAGGCGTAGTGTCTACAAACTCACCGTTCTCGTACAACCAGCCCGGACTTGCTCTGTCGGCTTGCACAGCAATATATCCATCGTCAAAGCCCGGTGGCGGTGTAGTCGGTTGGGCATCGTATTCTATGATGTTGACTACAATACCAGAATTGATAATCGCGTAGGTTTGCATTTTAGTAGGACTCCATCACTATGATTATCCCAGACCCGCCAGCACCGCCAGCATACGTTCCGGCTGCACCGCCAGCACCGCCAGCGCCAACGGCGTATGAATAGGTTGCTGCCGGGGAACTGATAAGACTTTCGCCATACCCACCAGCGCCACCACCACCGGCAGCGTTTAAGGCCGCAATGGATGACCCGCCGCCGCCGCCACCAGCACCCGTATTATTAGCTGATGCAACCCCTGCGGTAAGTGGTATCCCGCCCGCCACACCACCACCTAAAAATCCTGCGCCACCGCTACCGCCAGCGCTTGCGGTGTCTCTACCACCAGAAGCACCCATGTTTCCAGTTACGTTGACTGTAGTCGCACCGGAACAAGTGCCTCCGGCACCACCAGCGCCGCCAACAGAATCACCCGGCCTACCGCCTGTTCCACCAATAGCCGAAATTGCGCCAAAAGTTGTCGTCCCACCTGTTGCACCAACGTTAGTTGCTGATGCGCCGCCGCCACCACCGCCACCGCTAGCGCGTATCTGTATTGCCTTACATCCTGTCGGCGTCGTGTAAGTCCCCGAACCAGATGTAAAGACCTGAACTGTTCTTGTGGCAAGACCTACGGTGCCGGTCAAGGTTGGGAGGGTAAGCGTCGGAGTTCCAGCCGCAGCAGAAACCACAATAGTTGCAGTGCCGGAAGTGCTGCCGTTTATACCAAGCGTCCCCGAAACCGCTGCGCCCGCAGTCGTCAGAGCCACTACCGTAGTGGTTCCCGCGAGCAGGTTCAGATTACCCGATGCGTCTGCGGTAGTGACAACGCCACCACCACTGGTTGTAACTGCTGCTATTGTTGAGGCCATGTTAGATTCCTAATGCTTTAAGTTCATCAAGAGAGTCCAGCGCATCCACTTGTTTTGTAATGTCGCGCAGTCGTTGCTTTTCTTTAACAATGTTCAAGGTATCTGCACCAGTCTCAAGGGCGCGTTGGAACGCTACATCTTGCGCTTCAAGCAGTGGCTTGCGTTCGTTACGCAAACGGTCTTTAGTTAGGTCTTTGGCCTTACCCATATCGACAGCCACGTTTCCGGCTTCGGCTTTCCACGCGTTGCGGAAGGTGCGGTCAGTAGGAATTTCTGCGGCTTCGACAAACTGAGGATTGATTGCGTCGGCTGGCAACTTATCCCATGCGCGTTGTTCGATCTCCGCGTCCGTCGTCAGTGTTTCACCAAGCGTATTGCGAACCGGATGCACCACTGACAGCCCACCATCAGGGCGCGTGTAGATGATTTTTTTCATTACTGATCTCCGAAGCAAGCAACCGACCACTCTGATGGGTCAACAAAAGTATTATTTGCCAGATTAGTTGCCTGTATAAGCACCGATCCTGCCGCGCTTGGTGGGGCCACATTACTGAGTAACGCGGTGGTTGCATTCATGTCTAGCAGTGCGCCGCCAACCGGACAAAAATCTGCACTGGAAAAAGCAGTTGTAAAATTGATTGTTACTTTTCCAACGCCGGTATCCGTGACGCTCGATACGTTGTAGCTTGTTACCGCTGTTCCAGTAATGCTTGCTTGGCACCATACCTTCGCCGCGCTCGGATGGAATTGCTGCCGCCCCGGAGTGACTAGCACGTTTGTAGCCGTTCCTGTCTCCTGCTGCGCCTGTGATGCAACTGCTGTGCCTGTGACAGCGGTGTCCAGCACCGGGCTGGTCAGCGTCTTATTCGTCAGCGTCTGAGTATCAGTCGTCCCCACTACCGCACCCGCAGGGTTGCCTACTCCACCAGCAGGGAATGTGACGCCAGCAGTGCCGTCTACTATGGTTGTCATGTTAGATTCCTAGTGCTTGTTTGAGTGCTGCAAGGTCAGCAGGGCTTGCGAGGATTTGCTCTACAAGCGTGGGTGCTGGCGGTGTGGAAATAGGCTCTACAATCGGCTCAGGCAAAAACTTGCCATCAACATAAAGTTGACGCTGGTCTATAGAATTATCGCAAGGAACCCATACTAAATCAGGAGTGTAAAGCGTAGAAATATCCTTATCCGTTTCTATCACTTCCATTACCACACAGTTTTCAATTCGTGCGTATTTCATAATTAACTCCAGAAAATTACTACTCGGCCTTTCCCACCGGCATATCCAGCAGAGGAATAAGTTATTTCTCCATTACCTCCGGCTCCCGGTTCAACGCCAGCAGTGCGAGCGCCAGCGCCAGTGGGGGTTCCAAACGCGCCACCACCCGCGCCACAAGCAAATACAGAAGCACCTGAAACATAATTGTTTTGACCTCCACCGGCTCCAGTGACATTAAATGTTGCCGAACTGGTTCCCCCAACGCCACCAGCAATACCCGTGGTAGCGGCAGCACTACCAGTGCCGCCTGTTGCGCTTATTAACGCCCCGATGGATGTCGTCCCACCGTTCCCGCCAGCGCCCGGCGCTGATGTTCCTGCTGTTCCAGCAGCACCAATAGTTACCGTCTGCCCTGTTAATTGAGTAGCGGTAAAATACTGCATACCAAATCCACCGCCACCACCACCCGCTCCGGGGAAAGCCGCCCCAGTCCCACCGCTACCGCCGCCTCCGCCCCATACTTGGCATAGCCCAATTAAAGCACCGGAAGGAACCGTAATTGATGTCCCGGCTGTGTATACAACAATAGATATTGTTCCAGTGCCTACAAGTGTTCCCGTAGTAGTTGGCAAAGTAAGCGTAGTTGACCCCGAAGCAGCAGGAGCCTGCAAGGTTATAGTGCCGCTGGTGTCGCCAGCAATAATTACTGAACTCATGTTATTTCCTTTAAAGGACAACCCACCGACTGCCAGCAGAAAGAGTAACTGCTGCGCCGCCGGAAACAGTGATCGGGCCGGTTGACATACCTGAAAACCCCACCGCTATCGTGTAGCTGGTAGCCACGGTTTGACTGTTCACCGTTATGCCGTTACTTGCAACAGGAACCCTTGCTTGCAACTCCCCAGTACTTGGTTTGTATAAATACTGTGCGTTACTCGTAAAGATCGTTGTAGGTGTCCCGCTTGTCGCAGATGCAAACAATGGGAACAGATTGCTTGCTGTGGTTGTGTCGTTGCTTAGTGTTGCACCAGCAGTGCCATTTGCCGCAGCCGTAATCAGACCCTTGGCATTGACTGTGATGTTTGCTGCGGTGAACGAGCCTACATTGGTGTTTACAGTCGCAAGTGTGCCAGCAGCAGTGACGTTTGCCGATCCATCAAAAGACGGGCTGGTGTAGGCCAAATCACCCGTAACAGCAATCGTGCGGCCTGTAGTCAGGGTGGCTGCGCTGCCAGTGGTGTTTTGGTTTAGCGTAGGAACGTCTGCTGCGACAACTGCTCGGAATGTTGGGACACCAGCAGAACCGTTGGGTGCTGCCAAAACAAAGTTGGCTGTCTTGCTGGCGTAAGGGTTTAGCGTGTCTCCGTATGCCGTTGCAAGGCTGATGGCAGGAGTCGTGCCACCGGAGGATACAACTGGCGAGGTTCCTGTAACTGATGTAACGCCGCCAGGAGACCCGCTAGCGGCGGCAGTAATAAGTCCTTTAGCATTGACGGTGATGTTGGCATTTGTAAATGCGCCAACGTTGGTATTGACCGTAGCAAGCGTTGATGCGTTACCGACAGATGTTACATCTCCGGTCAGGTTAGCGTTAATTGTGGCGGTGCCTGTAGCATTGCCAGTGCCGCCATTAGCAGTGGCGAGAGTTCCAGCCAATGTAATTGTGCCGGTTGTGGTAATCGGGCCACCGCTAGTGGTCAGTCCCGTAGTGCCACCAGAGACAGCTACCGAGGTGACGGTGCCAGTTCCAGAACTGACATTGACTGTTACATCATCACCAGATGCAGTGGCCGTTACTGTCGCACCAACAAAGTTGATGTTTTTTACACCAGTAGATACCGTGGTTCCTTCGTCTTTAATGCCCACTGCGCCGTTTGTGGACATCGTGGAAATGACTTTGATGTTGTTCGCCAACTCCTGCGAGACTACTTCGCCAACGTTGATTACGCGGCCATTCGACAAAGTAATAACGAGAGAGCCATCAAAGTCTATGCTGGCATCTGTTACCGATACGCCATCAACACCATCTACCCCGTCACGGCCTGGCAATCCATCTTCACCTTTTTTGCCAGCCAGTCCATCACGCCCTGCTCGTCCATCTTTACCAGCACGACCATCTGAGCCGTTGCGCCCGTCCTGGCCATCTTTAATCGATGTAATGCGTTCAGATAGCTTGTCGGCAACATCGCTGTACTCGCCACGCAGATCAGCCTCCATCTTACGCAAGGCTTGAATCACAACATTGACGTTCTCGCCTATGCGTTGCTTCTGAATGGTTTTGGCTTGAGTAACGGAATCTTTTATAGACTCAAGCAAAGAAGCCTGCTGTTCTTCAGTGATACCCTTCAAAAGAACGTCAATAGCAAGTTTATCTGCGTCCATCGATCAACTCCTTCGTCAACTGATCGAGAAAATCTTCTTCCATACCAGCGACTTTGTTGCGCTTTTCAGCCATCTGCAACTCAACAATCTTGCTCTTGTTCTTCATGTCAGCTTCTTTCAACATAAGCTCGGCAATCTTAACGCGCTTGTCAAACTCGTTAGACTCATTGCCTTGAGGTAGATTCTTGGTAGTCGAGGCCAGTATCTTCGCCTGTGTTTCCTGCGGCATCAGTTGAGTCTCGGTCATCAGCTTGGTAGCCTCTGCTCGATTCTGTTCTGCCTGCGTCGTGTCCACAGCAATAGCGGCCTGTGCTGCTTGGAGTGCGAGCTGCTGCTGCGCTTGCTGTAATTGCTGCGCTTCAGGATTAGGTTGACTCATCTGATCTAGCGCCGCGATCAACTCAAAGCGGTTGGTCAGGCTACTGTTGTTCAGAATGCCCTTGAGAATCAGCGGCAACACTGGTGTATTGGGGCCGAGTGTCTGTAGCAATCCGATGAACTGCTGTTGCTCATATTCGCGCGCAATAATACCCAAAGTCGCCGTTGGAATGAACCGCATGTCCACGCTCGGATACCGTTCAGGGTCAAACTGCATGAACCGGAATGCCGCTTTCTGGATAAACGGAATCAGGAAATCTTCCTGAAAGTTGACCAGTGTGCGCTTGTACTTCTTGATGATCGTTGCTACGGCCATGCTCATACCGGCACCGTCTCGATTACCTTGGCTCACCATGCCCTGACTATCCATCGTGCCAGTAGCTTGCAGCAGCATTCTCTCAAAGTCTTTGGCAGTCGCCATATTGTTTAAGCTCGTCTCGCCAAACTTAAACGGGTAGAGAATCTCAGCAGGGTTGCCGTTGACCATAAACGCCTTGCCGGGCTTTACCTCAAACTTGGCACCACGCGGCAGCCTGGTTGCATCCAAGCCCATCATGGGGCTGGTGGTCAGTGCCAAGCTATCCAGATGGCTACGGACTTGCGCGTCTATAGCCTTCTGCATGTTGTATGACTTCTCGACCGTCCCGCGTCCAAGCAGACGGTTAGGCACAGTGTCATCTTGATAGCTGATGATCGGACGATCTTTCATCATGTACGGATTGGCTTCTGCCTTCAACAAAACACCTTCGTTGGCGATAACCACAATGGCCTCGACCATGTTGGAATAGTCATCGGCAACGCTACTTTCTGGAAACAACTCAACAACTTCTTTGTTTTCCTCAAGATTATCAAGATACTCTTTAGGCACAAGACCGTAGTAGGTCAGCAGACGCACTTTCTGGTCACGATACTGCGTCACTTCCTGCGTCGGTTCCAGGTCGGTGTCCTCAGAAGCTGTGCCTAAATCCACCTTGCGATAGATACCCAACTCCATGCCCTGCACAACCTTGTGAATGCCGACATACTTCTCGACTGCTACGCCCATGCAGTCATCAATGCTTGTTCCATTCGGGTCAAACAGAAAGTTTTTAGGGTTTACAGGGATAATCTTGACTGCAATGCGGCTTTTTTCCACCACACCGATAGCTGCCTGCCCCATATCGCCAGGAATCTGCTGCGTTGCTGGCTCAAATATCTGTTCCGTCTTTACAATGATCTCGCCAATGCCGGTTCCGTAGATTTCGGCCATCAATTCAATCTGATCGATGGATTTTCTGATCTTATCTACCTTGAAATCCTCCATCATCTGCGCTTTTAGGGCTTCAACGTCTAGCGGATTACCGTTTACGTCCCGCAGGTCATCTTTAATGTCGAAAAAGTCGCCCTGGCCGAAGATCGCTTCCATAATTTCAGCATGTCGAGTCTCAACTGCCTGTTGTGTGGCAGGAGTTACAATCCGACTACGCTCTGATTCCCGCGTCTTATCCTCAGATGCCCATTCACCACGGAAAATTCGCTCGTACTCAAGGTACGCAGTCATAAAATTCGTGTTTCTATAGTCTCGCCACCTGTCACAGTGGTCAACGACAAACGCTGTCAGTTCTTTGTCGTTCTCGGTCGGCTCTTGATACTCATTCTGTTCTAATTCATCCATTGTGCAACCTCGTATTTATACGCCACTCAAAATATCCATCGGCTTCCAGAGGTAATCCTCGTTCTCTTCTTCAAAGTAACTTGTCACCGCCAGTTGGTCAATGTAGCTCAACGCATCCGGCAAATCGTCGTGAACCCCTTGCGCCGGGAACATCAGAAGCTGGTCGGTAAATTCAGACCAGTCTTTCTTGCTGTTAAGAATAATCCTGCCGTGTTCAAACCGGCCTTGCAATGACCAAATGATTCGATCAGCTTTCTTTCTGTTGCCATGCGTCAGGTCAATGATGTGGCTATATACATTATTCTTTCTCATCAAGTCTGACAAGTAGGGCAGAACTGCATTCTTCAATGCTCCACGCTCAATTCCAACGCTGATAGGTCGATAGTCCCGCATCTTCATCAATATCTTGGAAGATGTGTCGCGTATATCCCACCGCCCATGCTCGATCTCTTCTACGAACCACTGGCCATCATCCGTGACCTTCACCACTGCGATCGCAGACTCGTCCAGCCGTTTCTTCACATTCGCAGCTTGCTTTGCCACTTCTTCAAAGCCAGCCAAGTCAACTGCAACGAAGTGGCTTCCAATCTGCGGTGCCTCGCCATACTTCAGCCATTCTTCTTTGAAGATGTCAGACCCGGCATTGCTAAAACTCGCCATGTATTCCTGCTTGAAAGAAAAGCTGGAAAGCGTTTTCTTAGCAGACTCAATTTCAAGTGCGTCTATAAGAGGGTTGTCGGCAGTTGTAAAGTGCCAGCTCTTCCAGTCGTTATCATCTTCAGATTGCCCCAAGTTCCACAGGTCAAAAAACCAGTTCCGGCCTCGAGGTGTTCCGATGAACATGGCCGAGCCTTTCTTGTCCGACAGGCTGGCTCTTATGACCTGCTCCCAAGCCGCGGGCTTGATGTCTGCCACCTCGTCCAGCACAGCATACGTCAGGCTTACCCCGCGCAGGGTATCTGGTCTGTCGGCACCGCGAACGTAAATCCTCGCCCCGTTAATCATCGTGATGTCTAGGTTGTTTACGTGTGCAGACTGGATCACCTCCCGCCCCAAGTCTAGCAGCAAGTCCCAGATGATCTGCCGAGACTGTCCCATAGTCGGGCTGACATACAGCACCGCACTACCAGCAGGGCAGCGCAGCGCCTCTATTAGCAGGATGGTTGCCGCCAGCCTTGACTTACCGCATCGTCTGCCAGCAGCTATTACCTTGAACCGCGTTTTGTCTGTATAGACCGTCTGCTGCCAGGGTAGTAGCTGGAAGTTCAGGTCAGACATCAATAATCCGGTTCTTCAAATGGGTCTTTGTATATGAGTGATGATGGTTCTTGCGTAGTCACCTTCATTCTGTCCATAACATCCCGATCCATTACCTGATGCACATATTGATCTCTTGCATTCAATTCATTGCTTGACTTGTAAACCGGCCACTTACCAGCCGAAATATCATTTTTCCATATTTTCCACAATGCGTTTTCATCAGTTACAACCTTACCGTTAACAAAACCCGGTACCGATACAAACTGCCCTTTGTACTTACCCGAAGGAACTTGTATTCCAGTTGAATAAATTGTAATCGCGTTGCCCTCAGAATCACGACCGGGATTTACTAGGTTGGCTCGGTGATACGCCACTTTATTAAGCTCTTGAGGCGTTAGTTTCAAACTTTTTAGATATTCGTCAGACATCCGTTACATCCCCTTCAATGGTAGCCGGTTCAACCACAGCACCCAACCCAGTGATGTTGATCGTAACCGCGCTCCTATGTTGCCTGTCCTTCTCAAACAGGCTTACAGGCAACGTCCTGTCCATGCAGAGCTTAATCATCGCAGCCTGCGCTGGATGGTTATCGTTCATCGCAATCTCGATGGCCTTGTTCACCACAAGCTCGCCAGCGCCATCCAGTAACATCTTCTTCAGTTCGTTGATCTTCTGGTGGTCTGTCTTTGCCAACATCGTTGGCTGGCGACCAATCATCTTTGTGCCTAGCGGTCTGCCGACGCCTTTCTTTGGCTCTTGACCGGGCTGGTTCTCATTCATGATTTCCATGGCTGAATGTAGCATATTTCCATTTTCACTTTTTTTGTGGGGGGGAGGGTACAGCAATATTTCTGCCGAGCGCCGACCCCACCCCCCCCTACTTTGCATCCTGTGGACTTTACATAATGCACATTATACGAAGTTGCACTGCACCAACCTATAATAATCAATGACTTACAGCGCACCGATTGCAGATCGTCAGCTGCGTTTCGCGCATAATCGCATGTTGCACTGCATTCTGCCTGAAAAATCCACCATGCGAGCCAGCGGATGTGACAAAAATTGTCACATTGTGACAAAAATTGTCACTTTCTGACCAAAAAAAAGACATTTGAAGGGCGATTGGATGCTAACTCACCCACTTAACTCCCATATTTAATAACATGCCTCTAGAACCCTCCAGAACGCTCACCATCGCGTCCGTCTCACTCCACCGTAGTCAGCCCTACCTGTATGCTCTCCAGCCCCATAGAGGGCCTATAGCCGAGGTTGTGGACATGACTATAAAGGTTTAGCACTACCAGGAACCCTGCCGAGATGTCGCCCTCACCGGCAGCCAGCAGAATCTGTCGCTCTGCCTCTTTGAGTGTCCGCTGAAAGTACTTTGTGTTGAGCAGTGCGGGTCGCCCAACTCCGTCGATAGCCATCAGGACAAATCCACGATTCGCATCACATACTTTCCGGCAGCGTTCTTCCTCCAGCCGTGAACGTGCAACCTCCAGCCGGCCTCGCGCACCATGCCTAGATGCGGGCTGGCCTCGATCTTGTGAACTCGGCTGCTGACGCCGCTGGCCGTAACCTGCACAGCCAAGGTCTCGTCTCGCCGGATGGCCAGCAGGTCGATAAATCCAAACAAATCCTGCCTGATGCGTGCAAACGGATTCCAGTGCTCGACGATTGCGACCAGGTAACCTTCGTTGCGAAGGTAAGCCAAACTGCGCTGCGTTGGTGTCATCTTTTACCCTTAAAAGTGTTCATGCGGTTCTATGCGGTTCCATGCGGTTCTTTAAACATCTGGATAATCGGGAACTGCATCAATAAAGATGCGGTTCCAGAGGTTTTTACCTTTAGGCTGAACCGCATGTTTTAGAACCGCATGAATTTGCCCAAAAAGTAGATGCGGTTCCCATGCGGTTCCTTAATTGCCTTTGCTGGCATTTGCATATTCTTGCACCCCACTATTAGTCAGCCGGTAACCGTTGTTGTGATTCTTATCCCGCTTGCTGGAAGGAACGAATTGCTCAATTAAACCGTCCTCGACCATCTCGTTAATAATATCCAAATTAGTAGGTTTATTGCCGCCCATCTCTTTTGACAATTCGTTCTTGGTCTTGTATTCCCCGACCTTCAAACCCTCCAGAATGGCCTTAATGCGCTTTTTGCGGCCAACCTTAACCATCTGCTCGGCAACCTCTTTATTGCGCGCTGCGACCTGTTTAGACTGCTCCTGCATAACTTCCCGACCGCCTTTATGCACCATTTCCGGTTTGCAGTGCATTAAAAATATATCCTTTTCGTTGCCCAGGACATCCCGACCCTTTATTTCAGACCCGACCGCCCGAAACACAATCCCGTCTGCTTTTGTCACAAACCTGTGCTTAGCCTGGGCAACGTCCAGCCAGCGGGCGCCATCATCCTCTTTGGTCATATAGAGCACCTGATTAACGTCGCCCTCCCAGGCGCCGGCGCCGCGGCTGGTCATGTCGCTGATGTCGGCCTTTTTCAGGGTTTTAGCCAAGTGCGCCACAATAATCAGCGGAATGCCGCCCAGCTCGCTTTTGAGCGTAGACACGGCCTTGCCGACTTCGCTGTTGTCGCTTTCATTTTCCAGCTCAATAGTCGCGTTGCTGGTGTCCAGAACCACAATCGGCAGCGCGTCGTAAGAAACGCCTGATTCTTTGCAAACATTGCGATAAACCATCGCCTGGTATATTTCCCGCACTTTGACAATGGAAGCGGCATCCATGCGCTTGGCCGGCACGATCTTGAACCATTCGCTGATTTCGGCGTCGGT